TGGTCAGCGCAGATCACGTCAATAGCAGGCATTGTGCCGTTATACTCGCGCAAATACACCTTACCGCTTCCGAGAATGATATCTTTATTTGTACGCTTTGCCATTATGATTCACGCTCCTTTGTGGTTGTAGAAAAATCATAAACGACTTGATACCGCTGCTCATCTTGCAACCAGTACCGGTCTTGTTTCATATACTGGATTCCGGCTGCATCCAGTGCCGTTTCCATCGCCTGTTCCGCCGAATCGTCCGGCGTTGGCTCATAAATTTCGACGATATAGTTATGTTCAAAAATGCCGGATTTCTGATTGTCGCCGCCATCCGTTTCGATATTGTCCAGCCACACAGCATATGTGCCCTGCGGCGGCTTGAGAAAGCGGACATGCCGGAATGTCAGACCTGCGCTTGTGAGCAATTCTGTAATCACTGCTTGACCGCCTCCTCAATTGCATGTTCCAGTTTCGGGAAAACCTTGTCGCAGGCATCTTGGAGAAACGGATCACCATTGACTCGGCTGCCGTCCCGCGCAAGATGCCCGTGAACAAGCAGATGTGTCAGACGGTAATCCGCACCCTTGACATGCCAGATACAGCGCGGCATACCTCTGCCGGTATCAGCGCGGACATAAGTGATACTGTTCCGGAAATGCCGTCTGCGCTTGGCGTTTTCGCCGTGGTGTGCATATGGTGCTGTTCGTTTTGTTTCGTCAACAAGCTCCTTTGCTGCGCCCTCGATCAGATATCCGAGTTCTTCGTCGATATCCGCCTTGTACACTTCCAGAAGATCATGCAGCCCTGCCGAAAAATCAGTCATAGCGTTCACCCACGATTCTGACAATTCTGTGCTGTTCCTGATAATCGTCATAGTCGATAACCTGATACAGCTCACCGTTGTACAGGATCCTCCACAGCGTCGGCGCACTGCGCACGGCTTCAATCCCCGGAAAGTATTTTACCTTGAATTGCAGCCGTGCATGGAACTGATCGGCACGGGCGGCAAAGTTTTCCTGACCGCCTGCTTTGTTGACAGATGCGTGAAGATGCTGTGCAGTCTCCCAGAGCTCAGTGTCTTCATTCTGCTGCTGAAGGTCGATCGGCTTGTCAAACACGATGCGTGCATCCTGCATATCACTCGGAGTCATCCGTTTCATCCTGCATCGCCTCCGTCTTGTACTTTGCACGCAGCATGATCAGGTCGTGCCGGTAATTGCTCTCGAATTCTTCCGGAACATTGAACCACATGTAACGGCAGAGGTCAAGCAGAAGCTGCTGTTCCTCCGTTCCGTCCGCAAAATCAAGCGATTCGGCGCCCGCATACGCACAGATCTTTGTCTGTGCGCGTGCGAGAATACCTTCCAGTTTCGCGTTTGTGTGCGCATCGTTCCAGGTAATGTCAAGATAGATTTTCAGTGTCTCGATCAGTGCCATGCGATCACTCTCCCGATCAGGCCGGCGGCGCTTCCAGCGTCAGGCCGGACAGGTCAAACGACTGGAGGAGCTGTGCCTTGCCGACGATCTGGAGGACAACGAACTTCTGCGTGTTCTTGTCAGTGATCTTGAACACACCGTTCTTGTCGTTGTCGATCTGCACAAGGCCGGATCCTTCAGAAGGATTCAGACCGACCTTGACAGTCTTCGATGCATCCGCATCCGTGAACTTCAGGTTGAGGAAGTAACCAGGTCCCCAGTCCTGTGCGATTGCGCCGGATGCGATATACTTCAGCGTGCCGGTAATCGCATTGCCTGTCACTGTAATGCCGGTCTGCATTGTCTTGACTTTTCTGCCGAACATGTTGGTCTCACCGTCTTCGGCTTCAACGGTGAGACCTGTCAGGGGTTTACAGTGTTCACCGTCGGATAGTTCGGAACGAGGTTGCTGATATCCAGATACAGGAATGCATTGATATCATACGGTCTGCCAGTGCCGTAGAACTTGATCTTGTAGGTGCGGAGATCCTCGAGGAACTTGTATTCGTCAGAATACTCGAGCTTGCCGCCTTTGCCCGTTCCGACGCCCATGAAGTACTTCTTTGCGATGCCGAGCACTGCATGACCGGACGGCACGCCGACAGACTGCACAATGTCGGTCGGGAACGGAAGAACCCCGCCGACATACGTTCCAAGCGGTGTGAGAACGGTCGTTGCCGGCATGACCTTCGTGAAGTAGTCAGCCGGATTGACAATCAGCACCACACGACTGACAGTACGCGACTTGCCGGTATTGCCGTCAATTGCCAGCGTTGCGAGCAGTGTGCCATATGTGGTCGGATCGAGCGTCACAACACTGGTCGCAGACTTGCGTGCATAGCCGGTGACAGGATCCAGCGAGCCGGTAAATGCTCTTGTCATGCCGATCGGTGTTTTCAGACCGTCGCCGTCCACCATGCCGGTTTCGAGACCTGCGGACATGGAATCAGTCAGAACAGCACGGACATAGCGGTCAACCCACTGTGGCCCGAGTGCGAGCATATCCTGCGTCGTGAACATGTACGCGGTCAGCTTGCGCTGTGTCATGTCAACGATCTGAATTGCACCCGCGAGGTCTTTGGTGATTGCTTCGTTCAGCTCACCCCATGCTGCGGCCTGTGCGCCCTGCGCATTCAGCACCCACTTGATAGCCGCTCCGGTGTTCGTGAAGTCGATGAGGTCAAGCAGCGGATATGCCGCCTTCATGTCATCCATCACGCTGTCAATGACCGTCTGCGGCAGATCGCCGGTGATGTTGGTGATCACGGTCTGTGCGTCCTGACGGGCGTTTGCGATAAAGTTGTTGTAGAACTTTGTCTCCTCTGCGGTGAGCTGGCGAACGCCGCGGGCTGCGAGCACACTGCGGTCAGTCGCTTCGATCATGCCGTTCGCCTCGGCCATCACGGTGTCGGATACAAACTGCATCCAGTTGTCCATCGCCTCGCCGATCTTCTGCTCGTCCGCCTCGCGGACAGCCTCAGCGAGATCGCTTCTCAGAGCATCCTTCTGCTCTTTGATCTTGTCAAGATTCATCATGTTGCTTTCCTCCTTTGGTTTAGCCGAAATACTTGTTGAGCACAGCGACTGCCTTTTCGCGCCGCTGCATGAGTTCCTGTTCCAGACGCTGCTTCACGGTCAGCTCCGTGAGCTGCTTCGGCTGGGCAGTGCCGGCAGGCTCGTCCTCGTCTTCGTCACCGTAGCTGTCGATCAGACCGAGCTCCATGCACTGCATCGCCGTCAGATAGGTTTCGCCGTCCAGCAGCTCCGTCAGCTTCTCTTCGGTGAGCTTGCCGCCGGCCTTGTCGAGATACGCCTGACGGGATGCCTGGTTGATGACCTCCAGGTCGTCCGCTGCCTTGTGCAGCTCCCTGGAGTTACCGACTGCAATCATCCAGGCGTTGTGTACCATCATCACCGTATTCTTCGGCATGATGACCTTATCGCCCGCCATTGCAATGACCGATGCAATGCTGCACGCAAAGCCGTCGATCTGCACCGTGACGTGCGCCGGGTGGCGCTTGAGCTGGTTGTAGATCGCAATTCCTTCCATCACAGACCCGCCGAGCGAGTTGATGTAGACCGTGATCTCCTTCGCATCCGGGTGCTTGGACAGCTCGTCCTTGAAATGACGCGCCGATGTTTCGGATGCCCACCAGAAGCCGTCAGACTCGACCGTGCTGTAGATGTACAGCTCCAGACTGTCCGGCTTTTCGGCAGACTGCTTGAATTCCCACATAGCCTTATGCATTTTCCTCACCTCCTTCGGCGATGTCTCTGAGTTCCCCGTAGTTCTTCGTGACAAACCGTGTGTCACAGTCCGGGTCGTTGTTCTTCGGTTGTCCGAGTGCGCGGTTGATCTCGTTGATCGTCCAGCCGGCCCCCATGAGCTTGTCAATGCCGGTCGAGCTGCCGATCAGATCATGATGCAGGACGTTGCCGGTATCGACGAAAATGTACCCGCCGTGCTGCACAGCCCGTTTATCATAGAGCGCACCGGTCAGCTCCGCAGAAATCATAGCCGCCAGCGGTTTGATGCAGTTGGTCATCATAGCTGCCTGCGAATCAGCAATGCCGGCCGCATCGCCGCGGATGTAACTCGGCGGAATCCCGAACACCTGCGCCGCCCGGCTGATCGCCTCGTCTGCCAATGTCTTGATCGCGCTCAGGTCGTTGGTGTACGTTCCTGCCTTACTACCGGACTGCGAGGTATACTCGTACCCGTCAAACAGCGGCAGAACAGCGTTCTTGCTGGCAAAGTAGCCCTTGAAGTAGTCATTCATGAGCTGGTTGAACTTTTCTGCGAAATCCGCCTTGCCGCGCTCAACTGCCGAGATTTTCAGGATCCCGCGCTCACCGTCCGCCTGGTCAAAGCGCTTCGCCGCCGATCCCATCAGTTTCTCGTACTCGCCGAGAATCGTCTGCATCCAGACCGCACGGGCATTGACCGCAGAACGGAGATAAACCACATCATCGGCGAAAAACACACCGCCGAATGTGTACCCGGCGCGGCTCACCTGCGTGAATCTGTCCGGCGCTGCCGCGAATTCCTCCCGGCTGAACCCGTCCGCGATAATACGCTGCCCATCAGGAAGCTGAATGCATAGCGCCTCGCCTGACAGCAGCAGGCGGGAGATCAGCTCCCGCTTCCACTCGACGGCGTTCTGATTCTTATTCGGGCGGACGTTGAGCGAATACCACTCATCGCTGCGCAGCTCTGCACCTTTCCGGAACGTCCGGAACTCGCAGGTGCTCAGCAGGCTGGAGATCAGATGTACCGCCGTGAACAGCGCGAACGCATCCAGCGCCGCGTGCTCTTCCGCCTGCCTGCGGTAGCTGTCGATGTTGTAAATGCCCGCCTCAGGCGGTCTGAACAGACCGTGAAGCCAGTCGATGATCTTCAAATGCATGCTCCTTTCAGTAGGTATAAACGCCGGTGAACTGCTCCGGCATCGCAGCGGGGCTGTTTTTGTACGCATCCAGTACATCCGATACGCACTCAGCCGCCACAAACGCCTTGAAGGTGTCCGTTTTGCGGGATTTCGGCTCGATCTTGCCGTATGTGATGTTGCCTGACGGCGCCGTGACCGTTTTGGAGTTGTTGCACATCCAGCGCATAACGGGAGAATCGCCCCAGACGTACAGATGATTGGCAAATCCGCTTGTGATGAGCGGGATCCGGCGCATTTCATCGCGCGGGCGGATCAAAAAAACATTTTTGAAATCATCCGCTGAAAAGTTGATATCCTCCAGCGCTTTTTTCATCAGCGCATAGCGGTAATCGTCAATGCCGGCCATCAGGATGGTACAGCCGCGCTTTGCGGCCTCGTTTGCCAGCCAGATGCACGGCAGCTCCGGCGGTATCTCCACCGCATCGACAAATGTCAGCAGGCCGCGTGCCTCCCATTCCCGCAGCGGTGCCTTGATGCGCGGCAGGTCGGCGCATTTCGTGCAGACCCATGTGTGCGAGAGCCAGATATCACGGTCTCCCACACGCCAGAGCAGCCCAGCGCCGAGAAAGTCCGTGGTTTTCATGTAGTCGATGCCGGCAACACAAGGGCGGCCGGTCAGCTCGTATTCCGGAATTTCCGTGTTCGTTGCAAGGATGTTTTCCCATGCAGTCACGGCATTCTCGGTGATCTTCGGCGGGCGGTTCATGCGTTTCTTGATGAATGCAGTATTTGCGGCGGGGTTCTGCTTGTATTCGATATACTCAAGCCGCATCTGGTTCATCAGGTCAGGCAGATAGCGCAGTGACGGGTTCGCCTTGTGCCACATCAGTTCGCTGTCAACTTCCTCGTCTGCATCAAGCCGGCAGATGAACGGGATCGTGCCGCCGTCCGGTATCTCGCCATCAAGAATTTGCATGCAAATGTCAATCAGATCATCGAGAGGGCCGCCGCGCACATCACCGTCTGTTGTGGTGATGGTTTTGCGGGGAAACCGTTTTTTTCCAAGGCCGGTTGTGGCAACGGTAATCAGCCGGTAGTCCTCGTATGCGTGATACTCGTCAAAATCGACCTTGCCCGGCCTGCCGCCGTCCTTCGTTTTCGCGTTGGATGTGCGGAACCGGAACTCTGAGCCGGTATCCGTGCAGACGATCAGCTCTTTTGTCCAGCGGAAATGCTTTTTCATTTTCGCTTCGTTGTCGTTCAGCAGATTCCAGACATCCGTGAAGGACTGCTTTGCCTGATCTTCCGATGTGGCGAAAATGTCAATGTGGTATTCCGGCACGCCGTTCGTTTTTGTCAGCAGGCAGAAGTCCTCAAAGCTCAGATATCCGTTTTTGCCGCCGCCGCGCCCGACATAGATGACAAGCGACGGGAACCGCAGAGAGCCGTCCTGCCGGTATACGCAGTTATGCAGCGCAAAGCAGAAAACCTCCCACGGAAACAGATCATACGGGAAATATTTCTGATAGCGCAGATACTCTGCAAGCTGGGTTTCGTTGACGGTTAAATCTTCACGTTCAAAGATTTTTTCTATGAGATTGCAAAGCAAAATCTGCTCTTTGCAGACCGGATATTCTCCGCCGCGCACAATTGCAATGTAGCTGTCGATTGCTGCGCAGCCGGTCAAAGCTCATCATCTTCCACGGCTGTTTTTACAGTCTCGGTGCTGAGTCCGAGCTGTTTCAGGATTGCGAGCATTGCCTTGTTGGTGTCGCGCAGCTCTTTGATCGAGGGGTTGCACTTCGTGATCTTCTGGCCGGTGCTGCCGGTCTCCTGCACGATCGTGCCGCGCTTGCGGATATCCGTTTTCAGCTTTTCGCAGATGCGGTACATCGCCATGTAGTCCGCCACCAGAGCGCGGAAGGCGTCAATGTCGGCGGCGTTCGTGCGAAGCTGCTCCAGAAGAGACGTTTCAACCTGTTTTGCAGTCATTTTGCTCACATCCTTTCAAAAAACTTATGTGTGCGCGGGAGAATCTCTTTTGTCGAGAGGGCCGCCGGTGTCCTGATTTGCAGAAAAAACCCGATTTTTTCGACCGGGGGAGCTACCATTTTTCTTCGTTGCAAAATCCCGTGCGTGCGGAGTAAATTCCGCGCTCGTGAATTTTATCGTGGCAGTCGTGGCACAGCGGCATCAGCTGCATATGCTCTCCGGTATCGTCGGTGTATGTGCGCGAATACGCTAATGCAGGATATGCACGCAGGTGCTTGACATGATGCACGAGCGTCGCCGGTGTCAGCTTGTGTTCCTGCCTGCACATCTGGCATTCATGATGATATTCCGCGATTACTTTGTGTGACAGCCGCCGCCAATACTTATCGTTGTAAAATTCCGCGAGGTTATCGGCAGCGATCATCTCGCGGATTTGTAATTCTGTATACATAGCTGTAAAAGCGGACGCCCCAAGCTTATTAGCTCAGGGCGTTTCCGAGTATAGGAGGTAAAAGAATGATGGGACTCTACAGGTTGTAAAATGCATGATTTTACATTTACATTATAGCACAGGTGCAATATGATATACCATGACATTTTGAAAATAATGTGCTGTAATAATGCACAAAGATGCAGTGTAATATTTGTGCAGGTTTTTCAAAAGAAATGTTCAGAAAGTGCTTGACATTATTGCGCAATTATGGTATAATATAATCAAGGAAAACGAAGGGAGGTGGTTACAATGGACAACAAAAAGAAAGCTGCCGAAGTCCTCACGGACATCGACAGCAACCTCGACAAAGTGCTGAGCATCTTCACAAAGCTGGCACTTGCGGCGATGGGGCTGAAAACGATCGTTGAGATCATCCGCTCCATCTAAGGGGACAAAGTACCTCGGGAGCGGCGCAACGCTCCTGAGGGAAATCCCCTGACAGTATTATAACAGAGAAAGGCGGTGCTGTCAAGTGAAAAATACAAAGTTGCTGATTCGTGTAATTATCAAGTCCGTTTTCTGTGTACTGGTTGTGACTGGCTTTATCGTGCTAATGATTCATATCATTGGAAAGTGAGGTGATATCTATGGCAAAAACATCTGACAGTAATCTCCGCGCAATTACAAAATTCACAAAGGAAAAGACCGTGTCTGTAAACCTGCGCCTGAACAAGAGCACCGACGCGGACATCATTGCAAAGCTGGAAAGCGTACCGTCCAAGATGGGCTATATCAAAGCCCTGATTCGCGCCGACATGGAAAAAAACGGCTGATACCGCACACCCTCTCAGACCGCGTACAATGCGATTTGAGAGGGTTTTCTTTTTCATGCGCAATTATTTCAGATTACCGCGAACCGCCCGCACAGCGTTCAGCGCGTCACCGTGGCGGCGGCAGATATGCTCATAGCTTTGATTCCGTTCCGCCGCGATCTGTACAAGCCGCTTGCCGTTTATGTAGATTTCCCGCAGCAGCGACCGCAGACGCTTGTCCGGTACACTGTCAATCGTTCCGCAGATTTCCCCGCGTAACGCCGCAAGCCGGTTCAGTTCGTGGCCGTATTCGTCACAGGCATCCACATATTTTGCTGTTGCATCATCCAGAGCGACAGATTGCCCTTCATGATCTTTCAGCCGGATTGCTTCGGCTTTCAGCTCGTGCAGGTGCGTTTCGATTTCGCTTGTGCGCTCCATGGATTCGCGGTATTGCATCAGATATTCTTTCGCGTTCATCCGTCAGCCCTCTTTTCTTTCCAGCCATTTGATAAACGAGAAATATCCATCC